CACTACAAGGAGAACTAATAGGTCCTCGTATTCAAGCTAACCATGAAAAAGTAAATGATTTAGAAATTCACATATATGATATATGGGATATTAAAAACCAACAATATTTAACACCTTCTCAGCGTGTAATATTTTTAGGAGTGTTTAATCTAAATATTCCTCATGTACCTATAATTAATTCTTCTATAAAAGTATTTAAAACCTGTAAAAATTTCGAAGAATTTCAAGAACGTGTTACAGGTGAATCATTTATGCCGGGAACTGTAAGTGAAGGTAGAGTATATAAAACATTAGACGGTAAAATGTCTTTTAAATTAATAAGTAATGAATACCTTTTAAAGGAAAAATAATGCAAGTATTTGTAATAGGGGATATCCACGGAGAACTAAAACAAGAATAATTTTAGTTGGAGATCTTATAGATAGAGGCCCTAACTCAGAAGATGTTATTGATTTTGTAAGAAGTCATAATATAGAATGTGTTAAAGGTAATCATGAAGCTATGTTAGAAGAATGTATTCCTTACATTGCAGCAAAAGATACTTGGGCAATAAGTGGTTCTGATTGGGGACTTAACGGAGGACACGATGTTATGTCTCAATATTCTTCTAAAAAAAAATTACTTAATGATGCATTATGGGTAAAAAAACTCCCTTATTATATTAAAACAGGTGTACGTAATAAAGATAATTTAGAACTATTAGTATCTCATGCATGGATAAGTAGGTACATTGACATTAAAAAAGCATCGGAAACATTTATGTTTGTATGGGATAGAAAACAACCTAAACAATTTAAAGACACACAATTTTATAATATCTATGGACATACTCCTACAAGCTACTTAAGTAAAGGACCTGATGTAGAACCTCCAAAACCTAGGTGGGACAATAATAGTGTTAATATTGATACTGGATGTACTTACGCCTTAAAAGGTAGAGGATGGCTTACAGGAGTATTCTTTCCTTCATTAGAAGTAAAACAAATTAAAAGGATTGATCATGAGTAAATCTCCAATATATTATGGCGATAGTTATAAGTATGGACATTCAAAACAGTACCCACAAAATATGGTTGATATGTATGATTACATGTCAAGTAGAGGGGGTAAATACCCTGCTACTTTATTTGTTGGTGCACAAGGATTAATTAAACAATATCTAACAACTCCTGTTACAATTCAAGATGTAGAAAAAATATCTAAAAGAGCTGCTCTACATGGCATCCCTTTTGACAAAGAAGGATGGCTTTATATTGTAAGTGCTCATAAAGGATTTCTACCTATTGAAATTAAAGCAGTACCAGAAGGTACTTTAATACCAACAGGTAATGTACTTATGACAATAGTTTCAACAGACAGTCAAGTACCTTGGGTGGTAGGATTTGTTGAAACATTACTTATGAAAATATGGTACCCAACAACCATAGCAACTAAATCTTATTACGTTAAACAAATGCTACTTAAATATGGTAGTAAAGATTGGGCTAAATTTGCATATCATGCCTTTGGAGATAGAGCTTGTACTTCTCCTGAATCGGCGGATATCGCCGGTTTTGCACATTTATCCGCGGGATTCTATGGTACAGATAACTTCGGATCTTTAGACTATTGTGAGCAATTTTATAATGTATCTGAAGAAGAACCTGCAGGTTATTCGGTATATGCTACAGAACATTCTACTACTACCTCACATACTAAAAAAGAAGAGGAAGCTTTTGTTTATAAACAACTACTAGATAATCCTGATAAGCCTATTATGTCTTTTGTAGCAGATAGTTACGATGTATACAATTTTACTAATTTCTGTACTGCTTCTAATTCTCGTATTAGAAAGCTTATAGAAAGTAGGCCTCATCAAAAACTAGTACTTCGTCCAGATAGTGGAGACCCTATAGAAGTTTTAGAGGATATGCTAGATATCATGGAAGTCAATAAAGTAGACGTAATTCCTGGTAATAAAATACTATTTAAAGATTTTAGTATCCTATGGGGTGATGGTATAACACCAGAAACTATAGAAGAAATTTTAGAGTATTTTACAAGCAAAGGTTTTGCTGCTGAAAATTTTGTATTTGGAAGTGGTGGAGATCTTATGCAAAAGGTAGATAGAGATACACAAAAATTTGCCATTAAATGTAGTAATATAACTATTGATGAAGGAAGTTCAATTGATACCCCTTATCAAAGGCCTATATGGGATCCTTATTATGTAGAAGTACCTGTGTTTAAAGATCCAATTACAGATCCCGGTAAGAAGTCTTTAAAAGGTAAAATAGAAACTTACATAACACAAGATGGAAAATTTATTCTACAAGATATTACACAAGAAGTAGAAAAATATAATAGACCTATAATGAAAACCATATTTAAAAATGGTAAAACATTAAATGAAACTTCATTAAAACAAATAAGGAATACACATGAAAATAAGTAGTGATACTCCTTATAAAATATTTGGAGAACACATAGAAGAAAAAGCACTAGAACAATTTAATAATTGTTTAAATATGGATGGATGTGTTCAAGGCGCATTAATGGCAGATGCTCATACAGGCTATGTAGCACCTATAGGCTCCGTTTTAAAGTTCAAAGGCAAAGTTAGTCCTGCCTTAGTAGGTTATGACATAGGATGTGGTGTAGCATGCCTAGAATTAGATGTACATTATTCTAAAATAGATTTAAAAAAATTAAAAGAAGATATATTAAAAAAAATTCCTTTAGGATTTAATGTACATAGTAAACCTCAAGATTCTTCTTCTTTAAATTTTACAGGAACCTCTACAAAACTACAAGATCTTTTCTCATTAAAAGGAAGAAAAGCATTAGGAACATTAGGAGGGGGTAACCATTTCATTGAAATAGGGTACTTAAAATCAAATGAAAATCTAGCTATAGTAATTCATTCAGGGTCTAGAGGCTTTGGACATGGCGTGGCTACATACTACATGCAAGAAGCTGCTAGTAATTATGCACATTTTAATTGGCATAATAAAGAATTAGAGATAGCAGAAGATTTTTATTTAAGAAATAAAAAATTCAAAGAAGCCAGAGAAAAAAAATATTATGAAGCATTACACAAATATATAGCAAAACAAAAAGAACTTTATTTTAAATCTCAAAATATAGAAGGTAACTATGTATTAGATTTAAATTCTAAAGCAGGAAAACAATATATGATTGATCAACAATTCTGTTTAGAGTATGCTTTATTAAATAGAAAATTAATGATTAATAATATTAAAGAAAGTATTAAAACACAAATTAAATGTGAAGATTTAAATTTTATAAATAGAAATCATAACCATGCAGAAATCAAAGATGGTTTTGTAATTCATCGCAAGGGTGCAACACATGCTGAAAAAGGTATGCTTGGCGTTATCCCTGGTAACATGAAAGATGGCTGTTTTATTGTAAAAGGCTTAGGTAATAATGAATCTATTAGCTCCTCTTCACATGGAGCAGGTAGAGTGCTATCTAGAGCACAAGCACGTAAAACATTAGATGCAGAAAAATTTAATAAAAGTATGGAAGGTATAATTACTAATCATACTAACGAACACTTAGACGAAGCCCCAAAAGCTTATAAAGATATTTATAAAGTAATGGAACTTCAAAAAGATCTTGTAACAGTAGTTACTCAAATAACACCTATACTAAATATAAAAGGATAAAAAATGAGAACACCAATTAAAAACAGAAGTAAATACCCAGAAGTATTCAAAACTGCGGCACTAGAAGAACTAAAAACTTCTTCAAAAACAATGGCAACTATTGCTAGAGAAAGAAATTTTAATCAAAACACTTTAAGAACATGGGCAATTGATGCAGGTATTCACACATCAACTCCTCGTAAAAAAACTAAAGCAAGTACACGAACTGCTACAGCAGTAAAAGAAGAAGTGCCTATTGTACAAGATGAAAATACTATTTATTATAAAGGTAAACTCTTTACAAGTAGAAGATAGTTATAGCACAATAGCTAGATAAATTTAGCTATTGTTTATTTATTAGTAGTGCTATGTAGCATTACTATTTAACAAAAGAATAGAGACGTATCGTCCTTGTTTACTCTCTTTTGTTGTTATATAGTAATTTATACTAAATTACTATATGTATCCCGGGTGCACAGGGAATTCCGGAATCCTCCCAGATCCGACCAGTGTTATTCTAATGGATGCTAAACAAAAAAAAAGTACATGGCACTACTAATAAATAAAATATTAAAGAAAGAAAATGACTTATCAAGAAAATATAAAAGAATTATCAGAAAATAAAATAGTACAAAAAGAAATACAAGCAGTTTTAAAATTACATAATACTGTTCCTTATGGTAGAGAAGGCAGTAAAATGCTTTTAAAAGCCATAGAAGACACTAAAGGAGTAGTTAATACATACTTAATTAACTATTTTCATGAAAGAAGAAACTCTCACAATTTAGTATATGCAGATTATCTAATTGTCAGAGATAAAGGTAAAAAAAACTTAAGTGAAATGGGAATAAATAAATTTACTCCTTTTTATCAAGATTTACCCGATAATATTTATAAAGCATTAATGTTAAAATCAGATACTTATAAAGAGTCTAAAAGAAGAGTAGAAGAAAAATTTTTAAACTCTGCAAAAAATCTTAAAGTCAATGCATTTTCTTATAATATATTTAAAGCCTGGATAGAACGACAGAAAAAAATAACAAGTGCAGATGCATTAAGATATATAAAAGAATTATGTAAAATTAAATTAAACACAAATGCAGAAAAAGAAATATATGATAAATATATTAAACTATTATGGGACTACGCACCTACTAAATCTATAAGCTTATCAGAATATTTAAAACTTATAGGTGCTACAAGAATTAAAAATGAAGCACATATAGAATATCCTTTTGTAGAGGTAACTAATATAAAAAATTTACAAAAAGCTCCTATAACTACTAAATGGAACACACAAGTAGCTTTTGCATTTAACGGTATTAAAACATACGCTAGATTTAATAATATAGGATTACTATCTGATAGTTTATATATTACAGAAAGGGATGTGCATGATTTTATAACAACAGTACCTAAAAAAAATAAACTCGCATCTTTCGATGTTTATTTTATATTAGATAAAATTAAAATCTTTGAACATTTAAAACTACATAATAAAAATAAATGCCCTTACTATAATTTAGCAAGTCAGCAATTAATAGCAGAATTAGAAGATCCTCGTAATAAAAGAGCTGTTCAGGAAGTTTTTAAAACTTTAGACAGTACAATAGAACAAGCAGAAAAAAATACATTTGAAATCATCAAAAAAATTAAAGGAAACATATGAACAAAACTATAATAAAAATACTAACAACAAACATTGAAGGACAACTAAAAGGCGCAGATATAGGTGGAGGAATTTGTATAGCTGGAGCACCTGGTATTGGTAAAACTTACCATATGTATGCAATTGCTAAAGACTTAAATATGCATATGATTCAAGTCAGTATTCCAGAAGTAAGTACTGAAAATCTTTCAGGTATCCCAGAATTTATTCCTGCTCCTCATATGGATAAATACTCTACTATAGATACTAGTGGTTCATTAGGTACAAAGTGGTCAGTACCTCAAATTATTGAAACAGCTAATAGATTAGCAGAAGATCCTGATAAAAATGGTTGTATCTTATTTATAGATGATTTACATAGAGTTAATATGGCTGTTGCTCCTTATTTGTACGGTCTATTAGGAGAACGTAAACTAGGAGCATTTACATTAGGAGATAAAGTAGCACTAATGGGTGCTATGAACGATTCTGATGAAGCAGGCTTCTCTGGAGTGGATTCTCCAATTAAAGACAGACTAGGAATCTTACCTGTAGCATTTGACTTTGATTACTGGTACAAACAATTCGGTAAAAAATTACATTTCTATATTTCTTCTTTCTTAAAAACACACGCTAGTTATGTACAAGAAGAAGAAAGTACTATGATAGAACAATTCGGTACACCTAGATCATGGACACATTTAGCTAATGAATTTAATTTATATGACTTACCGTTTATTCAAGAACATGCTACATTATTAGCTAAACAAAAAGTATCTAAAGCTGCAGCAAATGAGTTAAGTAAACATATAGCATATATAGAGGCTATTGATTTTAGTGATTTAATTGATAGAAAAATTAAAATTAAAATTGAAAATTTAAAGCCTATAGACCAAATTTTATATGCTTATATGATTAACTATGTAGAAACTGTAGAAGATGCTAAGTATGTTATGGAACTTATTGATAGTAATATTAAATCTTCAAACTTTGTAGGATTTATTGTAGGAGAACTTTATACTAAATTTCTTATTAAACAAGATGGAGCTAAACTAACAAAAGGTGTAGAAGTGCTTACATCTAAAATTCTACAAATAGATTATGAAGGTACAGAACCGCTAACAGCTAAAGAAAAAACTTTATACAATAAGTTGACATTTGAAAATCAAACCACTATATTAACTATTGCGTCAGAATTTATAAACGAATAAATTTTATGGATAAGTTTCAATTTAAACTTATGTATGCGGTATTAAATAATAAAGAAAATTGTCTCTCTTTAGATACTATACATAATTATATAGATATTCTTACAACTATGGATTATTATTATATGGATTTTAAATATACTAATAATAAAACAAGGTTAGTAAGTATTCTATTGAATAATAAAATTAAAATAGATTCCGAGAAAATTAAAAGGTTTAGAACCTTATTAAAGCAGCAAAAATGGATAATTTCAAATTAACTATACTTAAAGCAAAAATAAAAATCACTTATGATGAAAAAGAATTATTAAATATTCTAAAAATACATTTTAGATCTGGTATTAATAAACAAATTAAAAAAGAAATAGCAACTTTAATATTAAATCAAAGTAAAAAATTAAATGTAAATTTTTTATGGACAATAAAATATAAAGAAATTTTAACGGAAAGAATTCCTTTAAAAGGATGGAAATGAATAAATTCGAAAGAAAAATACTAGAAAGTAATTTAATGAGTTCGAAGTCTATGTTAAGTATGGACAGCTTAATAATATTAACTAAAAAAGTTATAGATTCTACATTAAATAATAGAGTTAAAATGCAGTACATACAATTGATACAAGCATATTTAGCTAAGCCTTCACAAAGAACAGAAGAAGAAGGAAAAAAAGTAATACAAATTACTGAACTAATTATCAAATTTTACGCAACAGGATAAGCAATGGAAACTACATTTATAAAAGAAACTGAAAACTTTATATACAAAGAAATCGCAAAAAATACTAATAAATTATTTGGCAAAAATAAGACAGCTTCTTTAAGTACAGGTATATTTTTAAAGTTGCCTATTGAAATTAGACTAGAAAAAGTAAAAGAACCTTTACCAAGGCTCTATAAAGATTTAAAAACTTTCTTTCCTACTTATTTTAGTGCACATGTAGAATATAAAAATTCTGCAACAGTATACTTTACTTTTTTCTACCATTCAGAAAAAGAATTAAAAGCTTTAACTAGAGATATGCATTATAGAGGAATGTTTTATACATTTACTTACTTACATGAATTACAACACATTTTAAGAAAACATAACACAGTTGCATATAAAACTCTTATGGAGAATATTGCAAAGAACACTAGTAACCCACACGAACTAGCAAATGTAGCAGAAGATTATGCTATAAACTACTCGCTTAAAGATTTATTTATATTAGCTAAAATGAAATCACAATGGCTAGAAATTGAAGCCTGTGTTTTATACAATAGTACATACCATACAGAAAAATTATCAGATATAGAAATCTTAAAAAAATTAGTAGAAGATTTACCTACAATTAGCGCCCAAGAAGAAAATGGCTGGATGAAAATTGAAGTAGAAGGTAAAAGCTTCAAAGAAAAAATTCAAGAAGATGCTGCCGAAGGAGACGCTGAAGGCGAAGATACAAGCAAAGGTACAGGCGGTAAAGATAAAACATCAACAACAATAGATGATTCAGATATCTCTAAATCAGATTTAGCTGATGCTATTCAAGATATTATTACAAATAGTACTAAAGGAACTGCTGCCGGAGACTTGATAGAAGAACTTTTTAATTCTATAAAAGTTGAAACAGGATGGTTTAAAAAGATTAAAGCAGCCTTTAAACGTCAAGTTTATTATAAAACTCACGATTACTCTACTAGCTGGTCTAACATGAATAATACATATAGAAGAATATATAAAAGCCCTAAAAAGTTTTTCTTTGATAATAAAATAGATATAATTTTATCAGTAGATCATAGTGGTTCTATGGCTACAACAGATTTACAAAAATTATTATATTTAATAGAATCTGAAAGTACTAAAATTAGTAAACTTACAGTATTGATACATGATACACGAGTTGTAAAAACATTTACAATAACAGATGATTATGATATAACAAACTCTCCTGATTTCATAGAAGCACTAGCTACAAGACATGTGGTAGGTGGAACTAGTCATGACGATGTGTTTAGAACAATAGAAGAAATGAAAATAGTAGATAGAGATAAAGTAATATATATGAGCTTTAGTGATAATCAAAGTGATATTGAACAAACTATAGGTAAGTATCCTATTATGCAAAAATTAACAAAGTATTGGATATGTGCAGGGATAAATAAACCAGTTAAAACATCTGGTACAAATATATTTATGGTGTAGTATAATGAATGTTAGAAAACGTAATTGGAAAATATTTAGATTAAGAGGTATTTTGCCTCAAGTAATTAATTTAATTCCTACGGATATTGCAGAAAGATTGCCTCATAATACCTTATTGAATTTAAATACTGCAATTCAAGATATTACTAAAGTAATAAATGAAAGAAAAAGAAAAAATTTCACATGTGCACTATGCTCAGATATCTCAACATTAAAAATAACAAAAAATAAAAAAGCTTTTACATGTGATATATGTAATAATTATGCTGAAAAACTTTATTTAATAAAGGACCCCTATGCTGCCAATACAAATAATAGTCAATAATAAACATATAAATTTATTAGATACTTTACCACAAGAAATTAATAGTTTGAATATAGCAATATTAATGCCTATTAGAGTTAGACCTGAAGCTATTTTTGCAATAAAAAAATGGTTAAATGCTTTAGCTAATAATATTACTTGTGATTTTATAACCTATAATAATGTATTAATAAATACAAACGAAATTAAACTTTTTAAGGACTTAAATGAATAAATTTGAATACACTTTACTAATTGATAAAATAGAAAAAATGAAAACGTTAAAAGATAAAGAAGCATTGCTACGTAAGTTAGCTAAAGATTACAGTAAAGACTTACACCAATATACTTGGGGTAATTTACAAAATCTAGACGTGGTACTTCCATATAAATGTTATGCTAAAACTTTAAAGGCTTATGATGGGAAATATTTGCCATTATTTTTACAAGATACTTATAAAGATACTTCTACTGTATTATTAGATTATGCCGTAGAAAATAAAATTGAGTATGACCAACTATGTGATATGTTTGAATTTACTGATACAATACGAATGTCTTCTAGTTATTTATTAAGATTTGTACCTACTTTAGCTTTAATAGTTAAAGATAGAGAGTTGCCTTTTAAAATTAAATATAATTTTTATACTGATAGTAAATATAATGCACTAATGACTGTAGACAAAAACAATAGATTTATACCTAACTTTACAGAAATTATAGAACTAGAAGAAGTAAAAAGAAGCTTACCTTCAGATATAAAATATACTATTATTGAAGAACTATTAGAAGAACGTTATAAAAATATAAACGCTCCTGATACTACTCATCATACTGCAACCTTAATTAAACAATATGCAATAAATTTAAATACTGTTATAGACACTGTAATAACAAAAATGAAAGGATTAAAATGAGAGTAATAGAAGTAACTTCTGTGTACTATCATGTACAACTAAATCTATTACCAAAAGACCTGAGAAAATTTATAAGCAAACAAGTAGATGCTGATAAATTTTATTTAGTATTTGATAATACAGGGCTACCGGCAGGAGGTTTTGGAACAACCTCACAAGGGTGGCTACTAGGCTTATTTAGCCTTAAAAAACAACTAGGTGACTCAATACTTGACTTAGGAATAGAACAGCTTAAAATCGATTCTCAGGAAGATGTGATGAAACTTTTTTGTACAGGAGAATTCTTACGTAAAATGTATTTTAAAAAAGGATTTGATGTCTACTCTATTGTAGAATGGGATAAGAGAGAAGCGCCTAAAGATTGGAATTATAAAAAATACGGCAGTCCTCCCTTATACTTTATGAGAAAAACAAAGGATTAATATGTTACTAGCTCCTTATACTATACCTAATTCTAAACATTATAAAAATAATAAGACTAAAATTATAGGAGTTAAAAAAATTAAATGGTTTACAACTCCTCATAGAACTATTTTTGTACATAAAGAAGGGGTTTACCAAAATATTAAATATGAAGAATTTAATCCAGGTTCAAGAAATCATATTAAACTTTGGATGGAGCATGACTTTGGATATAAGTTCCCTTACTACACCCCTAAAGGCGGTGTCAAGGTAGATGTAGAATCTTTAGAAAATATGGAACACCCTGCAGGTAAACTACTTAAACGTTATTTAAAAGTATCTAAAGACCAATCCCAAATCGGAGGAGCAGATGGTAGTTTAATTAAAAACTACAATCCTGATATTCACGGAGTAACTTCTAGAGTAGATATTAATGGTACAGTTACAGGAAGATTTACAAGTAGTTCTATTAATTTAAATCAAATACCTAGCCAACAAGAATTCAGAGAATTATTTACTGCACCTAAAGGGTGGAGTTTTTTAGGAAGTGATTTTGATGGCCAAGAAAATGTAGTACTTGCAGAACTACTTCTTCCTTATGATAAAGGTAGATTAAGAGATATCATTGTGTCAGGAGATAAAGCTAAAGGCACAGATCTACATTCTATTAATGCAAAAGCCTGCCACGTAACACGTTCACAGAGTAAGCCCTTGTGGTTTGGATTCTTATTTGGGTCATCCCCTACTTTAACAGGATATACGTTATTAGGAGATGATGAGTATACTAAATACACACAAGAAGAATTTAAAGCTATGGATAAAAAGTTGAAACGTAGAATTATTACAATGAACAATAAAAAATTTTATCCTATAAAAAAAGATGCTCTTATTCCTTATAATAAACATGTAGTAGAACAAGCAATATTTGGTAAACACACCCAAGAAAAGCTAATTAAATCTACTACAGGGTTAGCTGAACTAATTAAAGATTTAAAAATTAAAGCAAAGAGAGATGGGTATCTCATAATGCCTGGTGGCCGTCGAGTTCAAGTACGTCATGAACATGCGGCTTTAAATAGTGCAACTCAAGGTGCTGGGGGAGAAGCTATGAAATATTTTCTAACTACTGTTATGGAAAGAGCAGAAAAAGCAGGATTAATTCATGGTGAACATTTTAAACTTCAAGCAACTATATACGACGAAACTGATTATATAGTAAAAGATGATAAGATAGAAATATTAACTGAAGTTATAGCAGGTACTTATGAAGCAATCTCTAGAAAATTAGGAATGACCTGTACATTTACCGGAGAAATTTTAGTTGGACCTGACTGGTGGAGTTGCCATTAAATTAAATAAGGAGCAATATGACAGATTCAATTAGAGCTAAAGGAACACATGTAAAAGTTAAATCAACTTCAAGAATACATGAAGGCGTTGAAGGTATTGTAGATAAATGTTACAATAAATATACATTTAGTGAAACAATACAAATAAAACTAGATAAAAAATATATAAAACATAGAGCAGGTTATAAAAGTAGAATACCTTATTCTAAAGAACTTAGAGAAGGAAAATTTATTATGACTTATGCTAAAGACTTAAGAGAAATACCAAAGGAAACAAATGGGTAAAACATATAATAAAGAAATTGAAAATTGGCAAGACCTTTTAAAAGAATTTGCTGAAGGTGCCAGTTTAACAGAACTTTCAAAAAAGTATAACATTCATAAATCAAGTTTAAAGTATAAACTAGCTAAAGCTGGAAAAACAAAAGATTCTAGATTTAAAGGAAAAGTAGATATTTTAAGAGATGCTCCTGAAGGACAATTTATTAAAAAAGTATCTTCTTTATTGGATGCTGATGGTAATGTTAAAATACAATGGGTCAGTACAAATAAAAAAGATGAAGATAGATATAAAGCATTTAAACAAGCTATCGAAAGTGTTACTACTCAAATTACACCTGCCTCTCCACGTAAACATACTAAACATACTAATAAAGATATGATGACAGTTTACTCAATAGGAGATGCACATATTGGGTTACTTGCACACCACTTAGAAACTGGTGAAGATCACGATCTAAAAATAGCAGAAGAAGATTTATTAAAAGCTATGGGAATGTTAGTTACACAATCATTACCTACACAAACTGCATTTATTGTAGATGTAGGAGATTTCTTTCATGCAGATAATGCTTTAAATGAAACAGCAGCACATGGTAATAAGTTAGATGTGGACGGTAGATACGCTAAAGTACTGGATATAGGTTTAAACCTAACAGTTAAATTGGTTGAAGAAGCATTAACAAAACATAAGAATGTAATTTGGAGAAGTGCTATTGGTAACCACAATGAACATAGTGCTATTATGATGTCTGCATTTTTAAAAGCTTGGTTTAAAGATGAGCCTCGTGTAACAATTGCAGATACTCCCAACATGTTTTACTACCATACATTTGGAAAAAATTTAATAGGTGTAACACATGGGCATACTGTAAAAGCAGAAAAACTAGGTGAAGTTATGTCTGTTGACTGTAAAAGTAAATGGAGTGAAACTAACCATCGTTACTGGTATACAGGACATATACACCATCAATCGGTTAAAGAGTTTACTAACTGTATAGTAGAAACATTTAACACATTGGCAGGTAAAGATGCTTGGCATAGTTCTTATGGTTATAGAAGTAAACAGTCTATGAAAGCTATAACACTCCATAAAGAATTTGGAGAAGTTAGTAGAAACACTGTAACTCTTGCTATGGTTAGAAATACAAAGAGTAAATAATGTATATGTTTATACTCATGTTCGGTTTACAGCTAGCCTTTCAACTAACTAGAACATTAGGAACTAGAGTTATTTCTAAAGACCACTTAACTTTAACTATTATTACAACAATAATAATACAAGCCTTATGGCTTGTAACAACAGCTATGGGAGTGCACGCAGCTTTTGAACTAGACACTGCTCAAATTGTTGCATATATGTTAGGTGGTACTATGGGAGCATACATAGCTATGAAAATAAAATTTTTAAAATAAGGAATTAGATGTTAAAACTATATAGACAAAGTCTAGAAGAAGCTGGATGCTTTAAAGATACTTTTCCAAAAGCATTTGAAGCAACAGCTAAAGCAATTCCTGGCAATATTCCTTATAGAATGAAAGTATTAATGGCCGCTACAGAATTAATAGTATATGCAGGGCATTTACGAAAATCTATAGACTGGCATGGTACTAGTATACCGGTTAATATAATTTCATTCTTAATTGGAAAAAGTGGATCAGGAAAAGGAATGTCTATTAAAAACATAAATAATGTATTAATAGATGGATATAAAAAGATAGATGAACATAGAGAAACTCAAGCAAGAGTAGTAGCGATTGAAAATGCAGAAGCAGATGGTAAGAAAGCAAAAGAATGGCGTAAATACTATTCAAAGCCTAGAAGCCTCAAAGCAGGCATTTCTACCTTACAAGGTATGATGAAACACCTTGCTACTCTAGAAGCCGGTAAACTCGGTGCTGGATACCTTTATGTGGATGAAATAGGATCTGAGTTAGCAAGTAATAAAGATCTTGCAGAAAATATAGTAGCATTAGCAGTAGGGTATGATACAGGAGAAATAGCTCCTAAATTACTTAAAGATGATACTAATCAATTAGATCCTATAAAAAATTTACCTTACTCTGCTTTATTGTTTGGGTCACCTGCAAATATCATATACGATGAAGTAGTTAAAAAGAAATTTAAAGAAGAATTTGATACAAAATTAAGTAGAAGGTCTGTTTTTGTATTTATTAAAGATAAACCTAAAATTCCTGTATTCAAATCTACAGCAGAATCTAGAGAATTTTTTAGAAAAGAATTCGAAGAAGCAGAAGAAACTATAACTAAATTAAAACCTTATTTTACTTCTCTAGTAGATTCCACAACTCACGTACCTCTAAAGGTTAGTAGAGAAGTAGAAGATTTATTTAGTGATTATAAAGGGTATAATGAGTGGTTCGCAGAAGAAATGTCTAAACAGTATCCAACGTCTATTTTACATAGACAACACCTACAATGGAAAAGTTTAAAAATTGCTGGAGCACTAGCCATTTTAAACGGGGATAATGAAATAAATAAAGGACATTTTGTAGAAGCAGTAAATTTTTCTGAAATATATGCAAAAGATATGCAAGAATTTGAAAAAGAATTAAGTAAAGAACCTTATGAAATATTTTGTGATTATATGAAAACAATATCTCAAAAAGGTTACGCTAGTATATCTGTCCATAAACTTAAAAAAATGGGATTCATAAAAGGAGCAGGAGCAATACAAAATAAAATAATTGAACTTGTCTCTTTGGCTAAAACATATGACGATGTTAATACTTACGAAGTATCTAATAATTATATTCATTTTTATGAAGGAGTGGAAGAACTTACTACAGAACGAGATGAATTATTATAAGGATTAACCATGCTACACGGAGTTTCATTAGTACATGTAAATAATGATGATATACAAACAGCTATAAAAAATAATGCACATCCTGATATTATTGCCAAGTTAAAAGGACAAGTAGCCTTTGGCTGTGTAACTGGATTTGAATATCATGAAGTGCCTTTTAAAGATTTACGTAACTTATTATCTAATGATGTAGGGTTTAATAACTTTAAATTTAAAAAAGCTGAAGATGCTATATATGATAAACAAAAGCACCCTAACGCTCAAGGCAGAATAAGAGGATTAGCAAATATAGAAGGTGGGTGTAGTTGGCTTTGGATTGATGTTGATGATACATTAGTAGAAGCTAAAAAAATGCATAATATACTTAATAATATTAACCACCATTTAGCACTTACATCTAATAGAAATAATAAATATAAATATAGAATAATAGTAGAACTAGATAGAAAACTAACTATTACAAGAGAAGAATGGAAACCATTCATGCAAGCCATCTCTAGGTATTTAGGCGTAGGTAAAATAGATAAATTAGCAATGTCACAAGTTGCATTTGGATATAAATCTCGAACTGTTTTATCAGTATTACACGGAGAAAAAGTTAATCCTACTAATGCATTATTAAAAGCTAAAGCGGAAGTCGCAAAGAAAGCTGAAGAAGATGCAGTTACATATAATATCTCTTCTAAAGAAGCTCAAAGAGCTTTAGATAACCCTTTTAGTACTTTTGAATTTGCTTATACAGCTCAGGTCGGAGATAGATGGAGTACATCTATGGCGGCAATAAGTAAAGCAAAAAAACTAGGAGCAAGTAAAGAGTATATTAAAGAATTAATGTATAAAATAAATAAATTTTTAGATGTACCTAAATCAAGAGAGTTAGTTGAGAAATCTTTATTCTCAGCTATTTAAGGAAATTAAAATGGCAATAAAAAAAGTAACAGCTACTCTAGCTTTTAAATATAAACATATCGGAAATTATTAATGTCTAGTAACACACATGTACAAATAACTCTTCCTGTATACTATACTCAACGTTTCAAAACAAAAAAAGATAAAACTTTTTTAGTAGGAATGAATTGGTATAGAGTAGCATTTTATCATATTAAAAATGAAGTTAAAAAATGGTTTACAGAAGAAATATTAAAACAATTAAATAAAATGAAAGCACGTCCTATTAAGGGCAGTTATGAAATAGCTATAGTGTACTACTATAAAAACCCTGTATCAGACTTAGGCAATGTATGTAGTTTAGCAAGTAAACATGCTAATGATGCTTTTGAAAAATATGGGCTAATATCTAACGATAATGTAAAATATTGTAAAAAAGAAGCTTACTACGTAGGGGTACAAGATAAAGAAAATCCAAGAGTGGAAATTTTTGTCAGAGCATTTAAAGAAAAGGAAAAAAATGAAAGCAAATGAATATTCGGCATTATTTAAATATAATGATGGAACCAAAGAACTACCTGAAGGGTGCTTTAAAATATCCCCATCAGGAGCAGAAAAATTCTTTAGTGATAAAGTAACATGGTATAAAGAAAACTTATTAGGGGAACCTAAAAAATTTACAGGCAGTACTAGCACAGTTTTAGGAACTGTTGTACATGCTTGTGCAGAGGTAGTAGCTAATTCACTACAAACTAATACAGCATACGATAAAGAAGAATTAAAAATAGCAGTAGAAAAATATATATACGAGTACGAAGATGATCCAGAATATAATACTGAAAAAATCAGAGAACTATGGTACGATATGTCTACAGAATTAATACGAGATTTTGTATTATCTGCTAATACGATAGCTACAGAAAATTTCATTTCATATGAATTGAGAGATAATATATTTGTAGGTGGTACTTATGATGCTATAACATCAACAGTGCCTAATGATAATTTATTAAAACCTGTAGGGCAATTAACGTTAAGAGATTATAAAACAGCAACATCTAAACCGACTAGCTTTAGTTGGGCATATACATTACAAGCATACACATATGCATATATTCTTTCTAAAAAAGGAATTAACATTTCTAATGTAGAATTATGTTATGTAATTCAACCAACTAAAACATTACCTATCAGAACATTTAACTTTGTTAAACCTTTTGATACACAGGCTTATAATTTAATTGAAGGAATACTTAATTTAATAGCTGACTCTGTCTTCTGTTTTAAAGGATACCCAGATTTACAATACCTATTAATGGGAGATTATCGTTTAAAGAAAAACGACGTACCAGCTCCTTAATAAAATGACCAAAGATGATGTCTTAAAAAGCTTTCAAATAAATAATCTGGTAGTGCGGATAAAAAGGAGCCATTATGGCGGCAAAATTATTAATTAGTGCACCAAGTAATTCAGGAAAAACAACTTTACTGAAAGACTTAAAGGATGCTCTTGTTATCTCAATAGATGGGAAAAAATTTCCATATGCTATCCCACATGTTAATGTAACTACTTTCGATTCTATGAAAGAATTTACAAGTTTAATAACAAGTAAAACTTTAGCTTACAAAGACAAAATGGGAAAAATGCCTGCAACTATCGCTATAGATTCTGTTTCAAGAGTTTTTGAAACTGCATCAAACAACTGTAATAATAAATTTACAGGATTCAATGTTTATACAGAATTAAACAAAGAAGTAGCAATATTAACAGCGTATTTAGAAACTATAGTAAACTCAGGAACAAACCTTGTAATCATTTCTCATAGTGTATATGACAAAGATTCAGGTAGATATGTACTAGTAGATCAAGGCTCATTCAGCAAATCTGGAGGATTCCTTTCAGTAGTAGATAATGCAGTAGCTATAGAAGTAAAATCAAATAAACGTGTTGTACATCACAGAAGCCCTAAAATGGCAGCGAGAACAATACTTACAGTAGAAGAACTAGAAGACCAAACAACTATGGAAGATTATAATCTTCAAACACATATAGAACTACTAGCTTCTAAACATGACGAGGTTGCAGAGTTTATACTCTAGCCTTAAACCCTTGCTAAGCAAGAAAATAAATAATTAAATATTAAAGGATAAATATGGCTTTTTTAATTGTAAAAGAAGAAAACGTAAAAGCGGCAGAAGGTAGTTCATATATTCAAACATCAGGAATTTATGACCTAACTCTAAAACACGCAGAAGTAGTAAACACTACAAATGGAGCAGTACAAATTAATTACTTTTTTGACAAATGTATGTCATATGGTAATAACATTATAGGAATCCAAGGACAACATACATTTGGGTATAAAATCCTAGAAGCTTTGGCAACAGTAATTGGAACTGATGAACTATCAGATCCAGAAGTAACTACAGTTACATTTAAAAAGGGAGCTAAAGAACTTAACTGCATCCCGGAATTAAATGATATAGCAGTAAAAGCTTGGATCCAAGTAGGTTACAGAATGTATAAAGGAGAAATCCAAGAAAGCGTATCTGTTAAACGTTTCTACAGAGAAAAAGATGGAGCTTCAGGTTCAGAAATTTTGTCTGGTGAAAATATAGGGGAACGTATTACTAAAGATGCTGATGTTGCTTCAGAAGTTAAATACGAAGACGGTGTTACACCAGAAGCAGTTGCAGCTTGGAAAAAATCTAAGCAAGGCGGTAGCGCTCCTACAGCGGCTCCTAAAGCAGCAGCAGAAGCAGCAGGGTTCCCTGGGACTCAATCAGGATTTCCTTCAGCATAAGCTGTAGGATTCAATCACTAAATTAAAAGGAAAATACATGGAAAAATTGACACAAATTAAAATGGATATGGATATTGTTAGCGGAATGATCGAAAATTATGACAATAAGCCTACAAAAGTAATGTCAGCTAGAATACGTAAAGTTCTAGGAAGTGTTAAAAATCAAGTAACTGCAGTAAGAGCAGCACTTGTGGCAGCGGATAAAGCAGGATATTAATTAACTTAAAGCGATTAAAGGAAATCAATGATAAATATTAAAAAACGTTCAGGCATGCTTGAACCATTAAACATAGAAAAGATACATGATTCTTTAGAATGGGCAACAGAAGGCATTAAAGGTGTCTCTGTTTCTCAGATCGCTTTTTCTGCAAAACTACATTTCTATGAAGGTATGCCTACTACAGAAATTCACCGTATAATGATTAAAACAGCTAAAGACATGATATCACTACGTACTGCTAATTACTCGCAAGTAGCGGCTAATTTATTAGTACAAGAAGTATATAAAACAGTATTTAATAGTACTACACCTTCTCATTTAAGACATGCTATTAGAGCCAATATCATAGCTGGACATTACACTCCAGAATTAGAAAGTGCATTTACTTATGACGATATAGAAGAGCTGGAAAAAGAAATAGAACACAATAGAGATTTTAACTTTTCTCATGCTGGGCTAGAACAATTAATAGATAAATATATTATAAAAGATAAAGAAAATAAAATGGTGGAGAGCCCACAACATATGTTTATGGCTATAGCCATGGACGCATTTAGAGATTACTCTGAAGATAGGCTATCACATATAAAATATATGTACTACCTTTTATCTACTTTTAGAATAAGTTTACCGACTCCTGAAATGAAGTCTTTACGAACCATTAGAACAAACTACGCTAGTTGTGTAGCATTAAACATAGGGGACAGTATAGATTCATGGACATCAGGTAAAGAAGCTATAATGAAACATACAGTAGCAGGAGCAGGCATTGGAGTAGATATCTCTGAAGTCTCTTCTATTAATGACAATGTTAAAAACGGTCTTATTAAACATTCAGGAAAAATAAGATTAATGAGAGCTATTGATGCAGATATACAAACTACTACTCAAGAAGGTAGAAGAGGGCAAGCAGTTACTTACGTAAACTTCTTTGACCCAGAAATAGAAAATATATTAGCATTAAAATCACCTAGAACTGAAACAGCACAAAGAATTAATGACTTAAAACATTGTATTAAAATGAATAAAGTTGTATATGATAGAGCTAAAAAAGGTGAAATGATATCTCTATTCAGTACACGTAAACATCCTGAACTTCTTAAACTATTTAACAGCGATAAAGTAGAAGAATTCCAAGCACTATATGAAAAATTAGAAGAGGAAGAAAAGTACTCAGAACAAATAGATAGTAGGGAATTTTTTAACCTATTTACAGCAGAACGTTTTGAAAATGGTATATACTATTTAATAAACATTGATGAAGCAAATAGTAATTGTTCTTACACAGAACCTATTACACAAAGTAACATATGTGTAGAGTTCTTGTCTCCTACTAAACCTATTACTAAAGATTCTACAGAACCTGATATAGGTATTTGTATTTTATCAAATATCAACCAAGGATTAGTAGGACTAGAAGAGTTAGAAGGTGTAACAAATTTACTAGTTAGGTTTTTAAATAATATTATACACCGTCAAGAACACCCTACACAAGCTGCTAACGCCTTTGTAGAGCAATATGCAAGCTTAGGTATAGGATTTAGTAATCATGCTTATTTCCTAGCAAAGAATGGTGTTAAGTATGGGTCTGAAGAAGGATTGCTTCTACATGATGAGTGGATGGAACATTTTCAATACTATTTATTAAAAGCATCCAACAAAATAGCTAAAAATACTAAAAAGGTACATTTATTTAATAAAACAACATATGCATCTGGTATTATGCCAATAGACAGGTACAATAAAAATGTAGATGAACTAGTACAAAGAACTCTTACATTAGATTGGGAAATGCTAAAAAATGATATAGTAACATACGGACTAGCTAATGCAGCTCTTTCAATGGTTCCTCCTTCCGAAACAAGTTCAGTTATAGGCAATCAAACAAGCGGAATGGAACCTATTAAAGACTTGCTTACCATTAAAGGTAGTAAGACTAATATTATGTATCAACTAGCACCAGAAGCTATAGCTTTAGCAGATAAATATGATTTCGCTTTTGATAGAAAAATAACTAAAGATTATTTAAAACATGTAGCAGTAACACAAAAATGGATTGACCAATCTATTAGTGCTAATACATTTTATAATCCAGAATTATATGATGATGAAAAAGTAGATCAAAAAGAATTAATTGAAGACATCTTCTACGCTAAACATTACGGGCTAAAAACTTTATATTATAATAATACTAAAACGCCAGATAATACAATAGCAGAAGAAGTTTGCAGTTCAGGAGGATGTAGTGTATAATTTACAAAACTTAATAGCAGATAAACAAATAGATTTTACTAAAGAGCCTTTATTTTTAGGCTCTGGTAGAAACATAATTAGACTAGATCTAAATGTAGAGCAATGGATACAAAAAGCTACAGATAGGGCACTAGGTCTCACGTGGTTTAAACATGACTTTAGCTATACACAAGACGCTAAAGACTTTGAACAATTAACACCAGAGCTTAAAGTGCTATATTTAAAGAACTTAAAATTTCAACAATTTTTAGATTCCTTAGCTACACGTACAGTAACAGAAGTATTTAAACCTGTAACTACAAATCCGCAATTAGAATCTTGGTGGACAATTCATGGATTCCAAGAAGATATCCATCACCAATCATACGCTGAACTAATTAAAGCGTTACCAGTAAACAGTACAAAAATCTTTGATGATATTATGATAAACCCTCATATTCTTAAAAGAGGTAAAATTATTGTAAATTGTTTTGAAGACACTATTGTACATAACGCTAAAATGAGTTTACAATTAGAAGATTATAATGTAGAAGACCATAAACGGTCTATTATAAAAAGTCTATATGCATTAAACATACTAGAAAATGGATTATTCCAAACAAGTTTCATAACCACTTTTGCTTTTGCAGAAAACGGTATAATGGAATCTTCTGGAAAATCTATGGGTAAGATAGCTAAAGATGAAGACAATCATGCAGCAATGACAGTATACTTAATTAATAGATTAAAGAAAAACGATGATTGGAAATACTTATTTAAAGAACTTGAAGAAGAAGTAACTGGTATGTACTTAAATGCTTATGAAGCAGATAAGTTATGGATCGAATATTTATTTGAAGAACATGCAAGGTTATTAGGACTAAGTGACAAAGTACTCTTAGAGTATTCTACTTATAACATACATAAAGCTATGGCAGCAGTAGGGCACCCGCAATTTGTAGAAAAAATTAATAACAATCCTTGTTCATGGGCTGTTAAATACACAAAAACTTCAAATCTTCAAGTAGCTCTTAATGAATCAGATGGTGTTAACTATCTATTAGGAGCACTCAATAAAGATATGACAGAATCAGATTGGAAAGGTTTAAAATGATTGATGTTGAAAAAATTCAGAAAATGAAAGTAGTTAAACAAAGTCCTAACTCTAATATTATTTATTTAGATGGACTACAAATACTACAATCATATGGAACTACAATAGCAATTATTGATCAAGATGACAATGTTACACTTACAAAGGATTGGGCTGCAAGCCCAACTACTTCTAAACATAGGAATTTATTTCTAAATGAAGATATAAGTGAAACTAGAAATAAAATTATTAATGGTCAATACAAACTTATTAATTAGGAGCAATAATGAAAGTTATACTAATAGCAGGAAAGAAAAGATCTGGTAAGGATACTTTTGCAGATATGCTTTCTAAAGAGTTTGAGGCATTAGGAAAAACTGTAGAGATATCAAAATTTGCAGATCCTATGAAAAGAATTCTAGCTGTTACCTTAGGAGTAACCGAAGAACAATTAGAAGATATGAAAAATAATAGTCAATACGCTCATAGAAAGTATTTACAACGATTTGGATCAGAAGGCATGAAGCCTTATTTTGGGGATGATGTATGGGTTAAATTAATGAACAAAAAAATAGATAGATCAGATGCAGATATTTTTTTAATACCTGATTTTAGATTTCCTATTGAGTTTGCAAACTTAATAAAACTCCCTTTTACAGTAAATATTGTAAATAAAAATTTAAATGTAGATTTAAATCCTCATATAAGTGAAAGAGCTTTAGAAGAATTTACTTTTAGTACTGAAATAGATAATTCTAGTACTTTAAGCGATTTACAAAAATCTGCAAAAACATTCGCAAAGAAAATAAAGGATATGACAAATGAATAGATACGAAGAAATTTTAATAGAAATAATTGAAGATAGAGATAAGTTACTATCTGAAATTACTGATTTAGAAGACAATACAATAACATTGCAAAACACAATAGCAAACCAGCAACAAGTGATAGGCAATTTAAAAAAAGAATTAGAAAGAGTCTATGCTCAACTTGACAGTTTACCAAATACTGCGAAAGATGGGAAAGAGGGCAGAGTAGAAGTAGTGCCTTTTTTATCAACAGTAGATTCTATTATTGCAAGAAATTTAAAAGAATTAGATCAAGGGAAAAAGAGTCTACTGACTCCTAATGATATACAGCAACTACTTACTTGTAAAATACTATGGCAACAATCTAAAGGATAATTATGAAGTTGAAGACACTATATAAAACTACGACCAAAGGTGCAATTCAGCAATACGATATTGAAACTATTGATGATACTTATATAGTGTCTCAAGGTCAAATTAACGGAAAGAAACAAACATATACTACACAATGTACACCTAAAAATGTAGGGAAGAAAAATGAAACAACAGGAGTAGCACAGGCAAAATTAGAAGCCTTAGCTAAGCACGCAAAACAAATTAAAAAAGGCTATTCTACATCCCCAACTGCTCCTGTGACAGTCAATCTCCCACAAAAGGTACAAACATACTCAAAGCATAAGAAGAAGGTTATTTACCCTTGTTACGCTTCACCAAAGTTAAACGGAGTAAATGCTACTTATAGACTATCTAATGGTACAGTAGAACTTACTTCTAGAGGTGGGGAACAGTATCCCTTAATAGAACAACATATTGACGATGTTAAACAAATTATGCAGTTACTAAATACGGATGAACTGAATGGAGAAATATACATTCATAAAGAACATTTACAAAATATAACTGCAGCTGTTAAAAAATATAATGAATTAACACCTTTATTAGAATTTCATATATTTGAATTGCCTAATATAGCATGTGATTATCAAAAGAAAATCAACATGTTAAAAGGAATCCAAGAAACAAATTTCGTTAAAGTTACTGACATTAGAGTGATGAGAAGTGAAAATGAAATTGATGCATACCATACATTATGCACTTTAGGAGAGTCCTATGAAGGCATAGTTATAAGAAATGGTAAAGGTGTATATAAACATAATCAAAGGTCTAATGACGTTTTTAAATTAAAGAAAGCATTAGACGCAGAATTTTATGTATCTACACATAAACTAGATAAACATGGACATGCAGTATTCTTGTGTCAAGCAGATATAGACAATCCTGAAAGAGTGTTTTGGGTTAAACTAAAAGGCACTAATGAAGAACGTTTAGAAATGGCAAAAGATGCACAACAATATCATGCTGAGTGGTTAACAGTTGAATATGAAATGCTATCGAAAGATAATATCCCATTAAAGCCTGTAGGATTACATTTTAGAAAATGTAATGCTAATGGTAAGCCTTTAGAATAAAGGAAGTGTATGAAACATATTAATTTATTCGGAGGGCCAGGTGTTGGGAAAAGCGTTACAGCAGCAAGTATCTTTGCAGACATGAAAATAAAAGGATATAAGGCAGAATTAGTAACGGAGTTTGCAAAAGAATTAGTTTACTCTGAAGATTGGACTACCTTAAATAACCAGTTTATAGTAACTGCCACTCAACATCATAGGTCATTTTTATTAGAAGATAAAGTAGACTATGTAGTGCATGACAGTCCTATACTATTAGGAGTGGTTTACTCTACATTTAAAAATGAAACTAAAACACATTATGAAAATTTCATAGTAAGTCTATTCAAAGAGTTAAACTCGATAAACATATTTTTAGAGAGAGATTTAAAAAATACATATCAAGCGTATGGTAGAAGTCAATCAGTAGATAAAGCTATTGAAAAAGATAAAGAAATACTAGCATTGTTAGAAAAACATAAAATTGATTTTATAAAAATTCCTATAAAAAATGCTACAGAAATAATACAAGAAATTGTAAATAAAAATAAAGGATAAATATGGTTGGACTAGAAATTGGAGGGCAAGCACCTAAATGCTCTATATGGGAACAATATGTACCTATTATAAAAAATGGTATACATACAGATGTCTATTTAACAGCACCTATAGAAGCTCCTGAAGAGTATAATGAGCTATGTTATAGATTAAACCACGCTTATGAGAATGAAACTATCACTATTCATATTAATAATGGTGGAGGATGGATAGACTCAGGCTTCATGATAATTGATGCTTTAAAATCTACTAAAGCTAAAGTAACTGCAAAGTTATCAGGAACAGTGGCTTCTGCTTCTACTATAATTGCATTAGCATGTGATGAAGTAATAACAGCAGATCATACAGCATTTATGATTCATAACTACTCAGGACAGGCTTCTGGTAAAGGTAATGAAATTAAAGCACAAATGGAGTTTACTGATAAATCTTTAAACCAAGCATTTATGAGTATCTATGGAGGATTCTTAACAGAAAATGAAATGGAACTTGTTATTGCAGGTAAAGACTATTGGCTAACGAAAGAAGAAGTGGAAGACAGATTAAAAGCTAGAAAACATGGGGATAAGGAAGAACTAGAAAAATTGGCTAAAGCTTACAAGGATAAGTAATGGAAACAAAATACAAAGTATTAGATACTAATATTCTTTTATTAGATGCAAATAATATCCATACATTGGGCGCTGATCAATCTATTATAGTACTTCCAGAAACTGTTTTGGATGAAGTAGATGCAAAAAAATCTGGGTATGGAGAACTTGCCTTTCAAGCACGTTCTGTAGGGAGACTACTAACTGCAGCAACGATGCTAGGTAAAATAAACATAGCAGATTTAAATATCAGTAAGATGCAATCTGGTAATACAGAAATATGGGTCGTATCTTCAACTAATTATCCAGACTATAGTAGAGAAGATCCTAAAATTATTAATGATAGAAAGATCATAAATATAGCTGAACAATTGGTTAGAGTTGGTAAAAATATAACATTTATTTCAAATGATGTAATGTGTAGATTACGTGCCGATTCTTTAGGGCTACCTATAGGGGACATTAAAGATATTGAAAGTGTTGCATTTGAGTTTACGAAAAAATTAAAAGTACCTCAAAAAGTATTTACTAATGTGCATGGCACACCTATTATTCAAATAGACAATAAGTACAAACAAGAAATTTATAACTATAAGTTTACAAGCGAAGAAACTTCACAAGTAAAACTAGCAATTATAAAAAATGGACTTATTAATGTTATAGGTAAAGATAGTGAAGCAGAGCTTAGAAGACAAGATATAAACCCTAAAAATTCAGGGCAATTATTCATGTCTAAAGCTATTCAAGATTCTTCTATAGATATAGTAGTTTGTGACGCTAAAGCAGGATCTGGTAAAACACTAATAGCTTTATCTAATGCTATAAGACTTATAGGAACAAACTCTCCTTATGAGTCTATAACATATGTAAGGGCTTCTGTGAACGATGTGGAAGACCAAGAAGAAGTAGGGTTTTTGCCAGGGACTGTAGAAGAGAAGAATGCAATATATCTCCATCCTTTACATGACTCATTAGATTTTATAGTCCGTAGTAAATACACTAAAGGTAAATTAAAAGGTGCCGAGCTAGATGAAAAAGTAGCAGAAAATGTAAATAAACTAGTAACTAAGTGTGGAATTGTAGGAATGACAGGACTGGGTATGAGAGGGCGTACTTTTCATAACACAGTAGCTATCATAGACGAAGTACAAAACATGTCTAAAAGTTCTCTACAAAAAGTACTAACTAGATTCGGTAAGAATTGTAAACTAATTATAATAGGTTCTAATAATCAAATTGACCATCCATACTTAAACAAGTACACAAATGGTTTAAGTGTTATATTAGATGCCTGTACACGTACTCACGGGTTAATTACTATGCATGCTGTAACATTAAGCAGAGTTGTTAGAGGTAAGATTTCAGAATTTAGTGAAAACTTATTTACCAGTGAAAAAACATAACAAGAATATAGAAAAAGGAAATACATGATAAAAAACCCAATAGAAGGCATTATCGAATTCAATGAAAAAGCAGGACTACTTGACAAAGGATTAGACAGTTTTAATGAAGCAGCCTATATCTTAGAAGAAGGAATAGAAGGATTTGAAGCAGCATTTAACGGTGCTAACGATGATGGCACAATGGTTAAACCAGGAGACAAAAACTGGGTATCAGCAAGACAATGGGCATTAAGTTTAATGAATCAGATACATCAAGCATTTGAAGCACGTAACTTAGAGATGCCGTCTGAAGTTGCAGAGTTTGACAAAGCCATAGATGGTATCGTATTTAATGTAGGTAAACTCGCTAAAATGGGACTTACAGCAACAGATATAGTTAATGGAATTAATGTTGTTAACGAGTGTAATATAGCTAAACTAGGAGGCCCTAAAGATGAAAAAGGTAAACAATTAAAACCTGAGAACTGGGTTGGGCCAGAAAAAGAGCTACAGCAAATACTAGACTTAAGGGCTACAAATGAGTAAACAAGAAATTAAAGGGTATAGAACCCTAACAAAAAAAGAAATAGAGCTTATTAATGAAGCTAAAGAAGTAGCTGTAGAAGTAGGAAAATTATGTGATAAAGTTGCATCATTTTCTACAACAGACCGAAGATGGTCTAGTATAGGTACTACAGATCTACAGAAGGGCTTTATGTCCTTAATTAGATCTATTGCTCAACCAGAAACATTTTAAAGGACTAGAATGAATAAACATGACGTAGAAGTAACAGATACACAGATTAAAAGAGGAATGAGTAGAGAAGAGGCGGCATATAGAGCTAAAGCTATTATGAACCAATACCAACAAACTCTTCGTAAAAATTTCTTTGATAAGTGGCTTCATACATTAAATTGTACAGAAGTAGTTAAACGCCTTGAAGACAGAGGCGCTATTAAACGTTAGTATATAGTATCTTCTTAGGAAGGTACTGTTATATTAATATAAGTTATAATAGAATATAAGTAAATAAAATAATAAGGCCCTTTAATGGCATCAACAAAAGAACAACAAGTAGCTATAGATAGTGCGGTTACTTTATTTAATGAAGATAAAGAACAACTATTAAAAATAGCAGCAGTAGCAGGTGCAGGTAAAACTTACACTTTAATAGAATTATCTAAAGCTATCTCTCCAACTACAGGACTATATTTAGCATATAATAAATCAATACAATTAGAAGCAGCAAAAAAGTTTAAAGGAACTTCTATCGTATGTAAAACGATACATGGGTTAGCGTATGGCTCTATAGTGAAAAAATATAATATTTCAGTAAAGCCTTTTACAGTAAGAGATATAAAAGAAAAACTAAGTATAGGTAGTAAACAATTCATAGTAGACATGCTAGAAAAATTCTTTCTATCTAACTCTACAGATATCACTCAATTTCTAGCAAGCAATAAGTTACCGAAAGAAACAACAACATTAATTTTAAAATACTACAAGCAAATGCTAGACGGTAAAATAGGAGGAGGGCATAGCTTATATTTAAAGCTATACCATATCTTTTTATCTAATGGAGAAATTAAACCACCACAAGTAGAGTTGCTCATGTGCGATGAATTTGGAGATATTACAGCATTAACAATAGAAATTTTTAAATTATTGAAAGCTAGGTTAAAAGTAGCAGTAGGAGATGCAGGTCAAAATATATATAGTTTTACACACACTATAGACGGATTTAAAGCATTAAAAAATACAGGTACACTATGTAAACTTACGCAATCATTTAGAGTGTCAAACTCTATAGCAAAACAAATAGAAGTATTTTGTAAAGAAACTTTTGACCCTGAAATGGAGTTCAAAGGGAGAGATTTACCTAAAAATACTCCTATTGATTCTCACGCATACATTGCCAGAACAAATGCTACACTGATAAATAAGATGTTTGAATTAGATTCTTTAAATATAAAATTTAACGTAACAAGAGCTCCTTCTAATATATTCAGTTTAATCCTAACCTTGTCAACTTTAAAAGTAGGTAAACCTGTTTTTGATACTAATTTAAAATGGTTAGAAAGCGTTGCACGTAAGCATAATGAATTGCTAAAAATAAAAGGTGCACCTCAGTCTCTTTTACAATATATAAAGAAAGAGTACTCAGAAGACCGGGGAATTCAAGGAGCTATTTCTATAATCTTTACACATGGCACTGGTGAATTGTTTAGGATCTATAATGTAGCTAAGGATAATGAAAGTACTAAGCATTATACAACACTTACATCTGCACATGCTGCTAAAGGATTAGAGTTTTCGAAAGTTACTTTAATGGAAGATATGAATCTAGCAGTAACAGAAAGTAAAGAAAAGTTACGGACAGAAAAAAATCCTGATAAAATAGATAAGCTAGAAGAAGAATTTCGATTGTACTACGTGGCAATTTCGCGTAGCATGGTTGAATTATGTAATGCTAAACACCTTAAATAGTATATTAATATCTTAATAGAAAGGAGGGCCATGGATAATATAAAAGCGGTTGCTTACGCAGTTATAGCTGGTATTACATTAGTAATAGTTTTATATATTTCTTATATTGCAATACCATTAATCATACTTTCAATAGTTATGGTAGCTGTGTTCACGTTTAACAAAACACCATCATCAACATCAACAAGTAAACAAAATTTAAAAGTTCAAGTCAACTGGTGATTAAAAACCATCCAGTTGAGCGTAAGGAGCAGTAACTAAATCCATAGGATTAGAAACTAAATAACCATGGTATGCTTTACTAAATACATCCGAACCATACATATTAAAAGATGCTCCCATGTAGTTCTCCCAAGCCATTTGACCTGCAACAGAAACTGGAGTATGAATAGCTAAGCTACCTATTACCCTTGTAATTCTAACAAAGAAAGAAGGGTAAGGAAGAACATATAAATCACTTAAGAACTGTAAAGAAGAAGGTAGCTCTTCCTTATAGTCTGGAAGGCTTAATAAAGCATCTTCTACTGCTGCTTGTTCTGACATACCTTTATCTATATTATGTCTATAAATAACCCATCTAGGTATTAAGTCTGCCAATACAGTAGCTGCACTTCCTAACTTTACTAAATTACTATTAGGAGAAGCTATTAACTCTGCTACATACGCTGACATATCATCTGCATTCTTAATAGTCTCCATATGGCTCTTAAAGCCGTTAAGTACTTCAGCCTCACTCTTACTCCCTTTATTGTCTAACAACGTTCCTAAGGCCCCGTAGAGGGTCTCAATAGCGAATGCTTTACCTCCAAAGTTAGCAGCCTTCTTAATAGCATCATTCAATGGTGTTGACTTACCTTCTTTAACCATATACTTTCGTATAGTGTGTTCTATAGTAGCTTCCAATCCTTTAGAAGAAGTACCATCTTGATGAATTAGTTGAGTACCTAGTGACTGAATGAACCCATTAGCATACGCAGGATTAAAAGGATGTTCATACATTTCTAAATTAATAGCTGCTATCTGGTCCTCAATAGTTTTATACCCTTTACTCCCTTCAGGTAATGCTGCTTTTTTAAACATAAGATCAGAACGTTTATTACGTAATGCTGTTACCTCTTTACTTCCTGTATAAGCTTCTTTAGTATAGTCTATCATTTGTCTTATACTTGCCCCTTTAGCAGAAGCCACACTCATCCCACTAGCAATATCAATACCAATTTTAGGTACATTTAATACAATATTATTAATTTTAAACCATCTTATTAAGTCTTTTAATTTCTTATGGTGTACATTTGCAGAATGATTGTTAGTAAATAACCCTCCTTGTCTATAACCAAATATCCCCTCGCCTAAATCTTTCCTAACCAATACCGCATTACTATCAAAATTACCTATATTAGATAATAGAGACCTGTCTATTAACATATATTTATCTTTAACCTCTTTACTTAATTTATCGTAATCAGAAACTTTCCAATTAGCTACATCAATAAGAGCAGGATGATCATTACTATCTATAAGAGATGGGATTGCTAAATCTATCTGATCTGATCTATTAAATCTAACAGTAAAAGAATCCATTAGAGTGTTTCTAATTTCTTGTGTTTCTAACAACATTAAGTTGTGAGCATACGAACGGATTAAAGCAGTAACAGGGCTTTTAGAATATCCTAATGTTTTACGCTGAGCAGAAGTTAAAGATATAGCGTAAGCATCTGTTCCTTTTCTATTAGGTCTTGCAAAGACTGAGTTAGATTTACGTAATGTTGCTATCTTTCCTTCTACAACATCCCCATCTAAATTAGAAGTATATTTAAGTGGGATATTAATACCTGTTTTCATATACCCTACGTTAGTAGCTATTCCTCCTCTAATAACTTCAGTATTCTCTCTATAGATAATACCAAGTTCTCCGTTTTTACCAGGCTTATGTAGTGTTTTCCACCCGTACTCTTCTGAAAGAAGGTGGTCATGCTCAGCATCATGTGCAGAAACAACTCGTAACTCGTGGTCTTCTGGTCCTATATCCTCTATTAAATTCCCTCTTTGGCTATTGTACTCTTTACTACTTCTTAAATGTACTTGATTTGAAATTTTATCACTTACAGCTTTAGCAGTTATAGATAACATAATCATATCTGTATATAATTCTTTATCATTTTTATACAAATCTACTAACATATTAACACTGCCTTTAGTGTTTTTTAAAGAGTACAAAGATGCTAATGCTTCTACAGTTTCTAATGTTTTAGAGCCTAAAGTAAGCCCATACCCATTAGCGTTAGACTGTACATTTTTACCTCTTAAATCACTATTTGTATATAGTAAAGATAAATCTTTTGCATTTTGTATAAGCTTAGGACCATCTTTTCCTAATGAAGCCTCTGCTTCTGTGATTAAAATGTCTATAGAAGTATTCTCTTCAGTCAATCTTCTTAACATCCCATTATTAGCAATTCCAAATAATGCACTTTCTGCAAAAGTTGTATACGCTAAATCTCTCTCTTTATCTGTTTTATACTTGGCATCAAATCTTTTACCTATCTCTGCTTCTGCTTTTTCTATCCTAGCAATTTGATCTTGATGTGACGCTTGCTTTATAGAACGTAAATTACTTAATCTGTAATGGAATTTTTTATCTGGAAAAGTGTATTGTCTAATAAGCTGTACTTGCTCACTTCCATTCCATATACCTGTTAATGCATCCATAGCATCAGTATACAAAGGCCCTGTAGTTTCACGTTCCTTTAAGAAGTTATGTAAGTACGTTAAAGCCTCTCTTGTAGGCCCTTCTGCTTGCTCGCCTGCAGTAATAAAAGCATGAGACAGTAAATCATTACCTCTAGCAAGAGCTATGGTTAAAGGGTCCATATGCTCTGATTTTGCTACAGGTGTCTTATAAGGGATTTTTATTGTTTCAGCGTTTGTTCTTTTATCGGCATCAGGCACTACTTCCCCTGTTAGTATATGCTCTGCAGTGTCCCTAGCTAACTCTACAGCTTTCTCGTGAGGTAGTTGTGGGTTATCCTCCTTTATCTCTTTCAATAAATCTCTTACTAATTTACTTTTTATTTCTGCCTTAGTTTTACAAGCCATAATTATCCTTTACAGTTTTTAAGTTCTTCTGAAACTTTTTTAATATTCTTTTTTAGTATATTACCCATATCTACATTATATTCTTCTGCTATCTGTTTTCCTTTTGCAGATAGAGTTGGTTCTTTTTCTGAAATTTTTAATGGTTTTGTATCTACCACTTTAACAGCTTCTGAGTTTAAAATAATCATAGAGTCAGTACCTTTAAATGAGCCTTCATCTTTTGCTTGGTTTTTATATACAACAGCATCGTATCCTAGCTCAACTAATGCTTTATTAATATCTTGTAATGTTTTAACTTTACTTGGTAATTTAATATCATGTTTCTTGTATAATTCTCTTTTTATATAATTAACATCCCATCCACCTTCTTTATCGTTTACTCTGTCAGTAAGCTCTAAAGTTTTAAGGTCTTTAGTATTTTCAATTACTTTTGTAGACTTAGCCTTTTTCTTGCTTAGTACATTTTTACCATAATTTGTATGGACTACATCGGTACCTACATGAAACCCTAACTCATTACTTGTATCTACTTTAGAATCTTTCCAAGTTTCATCAGTAGCATGAAAGTTAGTCTCACCTTTTTTAGTTGTGACCTCTGTTCTGTTTAATCTATTATACAAAGGAGTAGCATCTTTTCCTCCAAATTCTTTAGAAGAATCAAGCGTTACCAATTCTTGTAACATCTGCTCAAACCCTACTTCTTTATCTGCTTTCTTACCAAATATTAATTCTTGTATAGCGTCTAATATGATTTTAAATAAAGACCTTGTATCTTTGATAGGGTTCTTTTTCATAGCTTCTACAATTTCACCATTAGTAAACACCTCTGCTATAAACTCGTGTAGACTTGTTTGCCAATAATTACTAGCAGTTTCTAAAGAACCGTCTGCTACTTTACTTAGTAAGCTATCATAAGCTTTTTGCATTGTTTTAGTAAATTTACTGTTAGGATTATTCTCTACTTCCCAATAAGAAGCAGCATGTACTAGCTCATGTGATATATTGTATAATATTTCATTTATATTATAAAGAGAATCTTCACTTACTGTAACCGTATTTGTATCTCCGTTATATAGCCCAACAACTCCTTCTTCTAAAGTACCTATTTTTAAAGTAGGTTTACCACTCTTTTCAAATAAAAAATTTATAAGTTTGTAATATTTACTATCTTTTACTTGTTGCATATCTTCGTTTAAAAATAAATTATTTAAAAAAGAATCTACTTCTTTATGTGTAGAAGTGTTTTCAATTTCTGAAGGTATACTTTTTAAATCCGGTGTTAAGTTTTTATAGTACTCTGCTGTTATTTCTTCATTACCATATAAAGGAAGTTTATGTTTACTTTCATGATTCTCTAGTATACGTCTTGAAATCACCGCACCACTTACACTATCTCTTATTATAGTACTAGCTTCTTGTGTTGGATGTTCTTCTTTAGTTTTATCTATAGGGTTATTATCATACTCTTTTAAAAGTATAGG